TATATTTTAGTATATTTTCTTCTGTTTTTAGTTGAGCACCTCTAAGCGCATAGATTTCTTCTTTTGCCTGTTCCATACGTGCTTCTATAAGCTCGGCAGTACCTTCTGTATATTCTACAGTTTCTCTATTCATTGTTACAGATAACTCACCTATATTAAAGAGTAAAGAAATTTGGCTTTTAAGCTGATGCTCGTAGAAGTTTCCATTTAATTGTGATACATCTAATGGATACGCTACTTTTCCTATACAGAGTTGCATACGACTTGGACTGTATACGTTATCAGTATCAGACTTTCTAGCTATGAAGTATTTACCTTTTACGATTTTATATTCATTATCAATATCACAGCCTCTGTATTGAATGTTATCGAAGAATTTTAATTGTGTTTTAATTTCTTCTTTAAACCTATTAAGGTCTTTGGTGTTTTTAATAGGTATAATAACTTCAGTACCACGTTCTCTATCTGTTTCTAGATTGGTAGCTAGTAGTTCTATTCTAGGTACTTTCTGTCCTCTATGCACCATGTAATGATATTCTATATCATCTACAACTGTAAATACTTCAAAAATATCGGTATAAGCTAGAGGAGATTTTGCTCCAATTCCAAAGCCTCCAATCTGACCATTAGTATCTCGTTTTGTACTTGAGAAATACTTACTGTAGATATTTTTTATTCGGTCTGGTGACAGACCTACACCAAAATCTCTAAAAGAAATTTTGCCTGGAGTATTTAAAAAGGTGTCGGGCGTGTTTAAGGTGATTACTACATCTTTATTGATTCCTAACTCTGCATGAGCATCAAAACAATTAGATGTAATTTCCCTAACTATGGATCCAATTTTATTAGAGTATAAACTATCAGAGAATCCTCTGAAGAGTATACCCATAGAATCCTTATCAATCCCGAAGTCATGCCCGGAATCTTCAAGTACTGTGGAGTTTACGTCATTTGTTTGTGTTATTATCATATTATTTAAAAATTACAGTGTTGTTGTCAATTAATTGAAATTCATGTCCACATGCAGGACATTTAAGTTCATCTTCGTCTTCCTGTTCTAAGTATTCTATAGTACAGTTAGGACAGAGTATATTTGAAGTAATTTTAAAGTCTTGGGGGTCCCAAGTTAATTCTTGGGCATACAAAGCCCCTTCTTCCATGCGTTGTTGCATGAAAAATTCTTTCATTTTTCCCATTAGATTGTATTTTAAATTTAGGTTACCATTTCTCCTTTGAAATGTCCATGTCTTTGTAGTACGGGTGAGATTTTATAACCTCTCGATTGTCATGGTATATTTTAAAGATGAATTTTCTTTGTGTGTCATCTTCAATAGGTACAAATTCAGGAGCTGCAGATTTGGTGATGTAACAGATGTTATCGTCTGGTATAATTTTCTGGTCAGCAAGAGCGTCTTGAAAACATTTATTATATATCCAAAGATTATCTAAATCCCAATTTGCATTTCCTACTACATCGTGTAGTTCCCATTCTACTTGAATAGGGAGTTTGGATACAGGAGTGTGTTTTTTAAGTATAAGTTTAAAGCTGTCTTTAATAGCTTTAACTATTTTAGACCTCATATGGTGAGGCATACCGGAGTATATTTCTTGTCCGTTAATTTTCTTTAATTTTGGAGTACCTACTGCTTTAGGGTTAGCTATTACAGGAGTACCGTCTTTGTGAATGAGTATACCTTTCTTAGAGAATTTAAGATGCTCATACTTTTTAGGAACCTTCTTTTTAGAAGATTTTTTATAGTGAGTAGCTCTACGTTTATTTGATAGCTTTACGTGTTGGATGTAAAGTGGTATTTCAATAGTTTGTAAAAGTTCCATTAGTAAGGTATTTCGTTGTTAGGTATCAGTTCTGTTTCTCCATGCTGTTTTTCGTTTAAAGTTCTAAGGTGATTTTTAATTTTTCTTATTAAGGCTTTTGTAGTTTCTTTTCCAAATCTATTTACATATTCTGCAATATCTTTAGCGCCGTAATTTGTTTTAGCTCCTCTAGTACCGTTAGATAATAATAAGGGTCTAATGTTATATGTTCTTTTTATATGATTTGCCATTACAATTCCTGCATAATCAAAATCATAAAAAGAATATATATAGTTAAACCTAGTTTTTAAGGTATCTATAAGTCCTTCTGGTGGATACATAGTCTCTGAAGCAAGTGCAATAGCAGATATTCCAAAGGAATATAATACCATAACATCTTTCATAGATTTAGTAATAACCAGGTACTTACCAGTTTTTGGTAGTTGTCTATACCCTTGTACTTTAGTAGTATTGTGTATAAATTTACTACCGTGTTTAGGGTCTTTACGTAAAGGAAAATATAATTTGTATTTATTCTGTCCTAGTCTGTAAGCGTAGCAAGGGTCACGGTCTCCATAATAATTATAGATAATGGTGTCATTTACCCAAGCAGTTTGAATAGGAATGGTATTAAAATGTTTAAGGACTTTTCTAGTTAAACCAAATTGGTCAAACCAATACTTTTTATCTGTTTTTTTCCACCCTCTGTGTTTAATTCTAATTAGTGTGGGTTTATCTGAAGCTGCTTTATCTGCCTCTAGATGGGTGTATTCTTTTTTAGGTACTTTTTGTGTTGTAGTAGATGTTAGATTAAAGTCTTCAGCAATACGTTCTAGAGCTTCGTAATACGTACAGCTATAAGAATGCATAGCTATATGAAAACAGTTCCCTTTAACAGAACTTGCAAAATCTTTAAAAATAAGATTACCATCTCTGTATATTAAAGAACAGGACGGATGTTTATCTTTTCTAAAAGGAGAAGAAAACTTCTTTTTTACTTTAACCGTTACACCTATATAATATTCCATAATTTGCTCTTGTGACAAATTCTTTAGGATATACTCTTCTGTTATATCAGGTGTTATATTGTACATAAATATGAATAAAAAGGGGACTAATTAAAGTCCCCTGGATTATTAAATACTAGTTAAAACTCATCTTCAAAAGTATCGTCTGATGTGTCGTCCACAGCATCATATAACGCTTCTTCTGTTGGAGCTTTAGCTACTATTCTATCATACTTAGGAACAATTGCTAAAGTGTCTTTAGCTTCCATGTTTTGAATAAAAGGTGAGAATGTTTTCTTCGGTAAAATGGTATAGTCTTTATTGTTTAAGACTAATTTTAATCTGAAAAGTTGGTCTTTATAAAGTGTTCCACATATTTCTACAACCTTATCACAATACTCTTCCCAAGTTGCTACATGAATTACTACATTTTCAGCAGGCATAAACGCGCTAAGAATGTGCTTAATTCTAGCTCCTAAATCATTAACAGCATTTGTTACTGCTTCTTTTGGATCATTACCCCATTGCTCTGCCATTTTCTTGGTTTGTTCTGGGTCAATTGAAAACTCTGTATGGTTAAAAGTTCCACCATCTTTACCTTCAAAATAAAAACGTAGAACTTCTTTACCTGTTCCGTCTTTCTTTGAGTTTTCTTTTACGATATCCACGATTTTTACATCTTGGTGGATTCCTGGTGCTAAATAAGAGCTTTGAACTCCCGTTGTTTCATCAATGTTGTACATAATTCTAAAAATTAAATGTTTAAATAAAGGTTTTGGATTAACAAATATATGTTAAAAATAAGCTGATACAGAATTTAATTCTGTTTAATCAATAAATATCTCGTCCCATTTGAAGGGAAGAATTTTGCCTCGTAAGTGTGGCTGTCTGGCTCCAGCTTCAAGTTCATCATTAGCTACAAAGCTGACTTTAATTTCGCTTCGAGCTGCAGTTTGTTGAAGTGTTTCGTCTTCTTTTGCTTCTGGAGTGGTTCTGAAAATATAGCCTATAGCGTCTGAATCTGCCATAATCATATTCTTAAGTTTTCCTGATAATTCTAGAGAGGATACAGATACAGTAGCAGAATCATCAGAGATGGTTTTCTTTCTATGTCCTACTAATATTAGGTGTGGCGTAAGATTTTTAATTCTTCTAAGCCATTGCATAGTTTTTATTCTTACGGCGTTATATCCTGCTCCAAAAGGAATATCAATTAGGTCTCCTACAGCGTGTTCTTTTTTTACTGAGGCTTCTATCCATCCTACTAAATTGTCAATGGTGTCAATAGCGATATACTTGTATTGAAAATTGTTTGTTTTCTTTTCTTCTACAAGTGCTTTATAGGTTTCTACAAACTCTTTCATGCTATTGGTATTAACTTTCATTGCATCAATCAAATCGGTACCTTGTTCGGTATCTATAATCAAGCAATCCTTTAGTTCGGAAAGTATTGTAGTCTTTCCCACTTTCGATTGACCGAAAATAGTAAGCATACGGGGGTTGTTACGCGTTGATTTAACAACGGTTTTGGGTAATTCCATAAAATGTATTTAAGAGTTAGTGTTTAACTTCGTGTAGAACCAACTAGTTGGTCTCTAATTTCTTGACGATTTTTCTCGTCTTTGTCTTTACGTCTTTCTAAGAGTTCTCCTTGGCTTAATAAATTATCCATCAAGACAAAACCTTGAGCACCATTTCTCTGTTTTAGAAGGTGTAAAACAATTAAATCCTTAGTGGGGATATTTTGTTTACCGTAGTATTCTAAATTTAAAAGAGAGGGTTGGTGAATTACTATTACAGCGTCTGAAGCATGGTACAGTTGTTTTGAACCATGTATATCTGTTTTAGTAGGGAAATGTAATGCGGGATTTGTTGGGTCTCTTCGTCGCTCGCCTTCAATTTTGTCATTTAACTGTCCTAAAAGTATGGTAAGTAATCCCATTTCTTTTTTCAGTCTAATAAACATTTTACCAAGCTCGGATAAGGTTTTAACTTCATCTTCTCTAGGTTCACTTAATACTAATAATGAGTGATCAAGTGTTACTATCAATTCGTCGTCTGGAAATCTTAGATGAAAGGCTCTAATTGTAGCCTCTATTTGTAATCTAGTACCAGGGTCTTCAAAGAAATAGATAGGATTCTCTTCAAGCTGTGTATAATACTTTTGTGCTCTAATATATTCTGACTCTGTTAAAGGGTCATCACTTGCTATAAGCTTCCTATAAGGAATTTTAGCCATTGCAGATAAACTACGTAAAACTTCTACTTCTGAGTTCATTTCAAATCCGAAATGAAGTACTTTAAAAGAAAATTTATGGTCGTTAAGTGCTCTGTTTGTGAAATCCTTATGAAGCATATTTAGTAAGTAAGACTTACCGTGTCCTGATGCTCCGGGTATAAAATATATTTGTTTGAAGTGGAATCCTCCGAGAAGCATTTTATTTACACGTTGCCATCGTGTTGCCATTACTTTGTGTTCTCCTCTCATTGTAGCCTGCAGGTGTTTATCTGCAATTGCTACGGCACTCTTGCTAGTCTTAGCTTTAAGTGCTATTGGTTTTGCCTTGTCATTAAAATTCATTTTGTGTAGGGAGTTCTCCTTGTTCAATTGATTCTCGCATTTCGACATGTATGTATTCCCAAGCACGAGACTCAAAGAATTTAATAATTCCTGTGTTTAAGTAGCCTCTAGGACGTGCCCAGTCTACAGCATTCATAATGGAATTGTGTAGTGGTACATTTCTTTTGATAAGCTTAACATATCGTACTTCAAGTTCTTCCATATTACACCCTTTTGTAGGCATTTTTTTGGAATTGATGAATAAATAAGGTGGATATGCATTCCAGAATTCAACAAACATATTTTCAGGGTCCTTACTATAAATAAGGTCTCTAAATTTTTCTGTTATACTGAAGTCATCTGCATATAAACCCTCTGAATTATCTGAGGTTTCTATAAACCCCTTATTTTCTAGGTCATTTAATTCACCTCGTTTAAATGCTCCTTTTTTAGCGGAATACTTGTATAAAAGCGCATACTTGCGATTTAAAGTATACCACAAAAAGAAGAATTGTGATGGGGTAATGTCATTTTCTACAAGAAAATCTGTGCATCTTTCTATATCTATCATAGAGTTAGTTTTAGGTCATTAACAATTTCATTTATTTCGTCTATATTTTTTACGTAGACGATATTCTCGTTCTTCTTTTGACGTGCTTTTAACCATTTTTCATCTTGGGTGTTTTTTATGTATAAATTAATTATCATACCTAACTTCCCATCTGAATAACGGATTGCGCGACCTGTTCTCTGCAAGTCTTGTCTTTCTGAAGAAGTTCCAGAACATATTATGGCTAACTCGATACCTGAAATATCAAACCCCTCATCTAATGATTTTGCAGTATTTATAACTCTAATCTTATCTTGAGGGTCACTAAATCTTTCCATTACAATTCTTTTCTCCTTAGCTTTAAGTTTTGAATGATATGACAAACAATGCTTAGGAGATTTAATGCTTAATGAATCTGCAAACTCTGTAGCTTCAGAGAAGGTTATAGTTGGTACGTCAAAGATTTTGATTAACTCTGCCGCAACATCTACTTTACTTTGTGCATAGTATAAAAACTTCTTACGAAGTTGCATATTTCTATTAAAAGCAATAGCAAAGAAATAAGTTTCTTTTTCTTCCCATCCCATTTTCTCAGCGTACATTTTACGATAAGACGGATCTGATAAACAGCGCATGGCTGTATTAAAATCATGTCCAAACATGGAAAAGAATTTATAGAACTTATCTCCAATACTCTTGTATTCTAGAGCATCTTTTGCACTCATTTCTATACCTAGATTAAAGATTCTAAAATTAGATACATAACTATTCTCAATAGCCTCTTTCATATCAATAGTATCAATGATAGGAGCGTAATGTTCTAATAGTATATGGTTGTTATCTTTACGTTCCATCGTTGCAGTAAGACCTAGTATAAAATTATATTTAATAACTCTAAATATGCCTTTAAATCGTGTAGAAGCGTAGTTGTGTATCTCATCTAAGACAAGTAATGAGCATGTTACATTTTTCTTAATGGCTGTATTAACGACCATTACAGTAACATTTTTAAGATTCATATTAGTGATAATATCTTCCCATTGCTTTTTAAGATATAATGTAGGTACTACAACTATAGTATCTCTATCAGGTTTACGTTTATTCATATCCTGAATAACTAAAACGGCTACATAAGTCTTACCGAAACCTGTTACTGCCTCTAAGGTACCTTTACCTTTATTAAGACTCCATTTTTCGATGACTCTGTTTTGTCGTTTTAGTTTATGTTGATTTATTTTCATAGCTATTTCATAGTTTTAGGAATTTTTAGTTGGTTTGCTTTATTAATAATTTGTTTTTCAATCATAGATTGTCCCCCATTAATTGTGCTAGAATAGGAATCAAGAGACGTATTTATAGGTTGTACAAATTTGGTCTGGTGTGCTTTAATACTAGACATTTGTGCAGTTAATAAAATACGTTCCTCAAGTCCTAAAGGTTTTTCTTTTATTGGTGTGTACAGGATATTCTCTATAGAAGAGATATACATATTTAAATATGTATTTATACAATTTTGGTTGGGTATGTCATTACATACTACTTCTTCCATACTTTACTGATTTCTGTTTCAGCTTTTAATAAGCCATTAGTGATTATTTTTAATGCGGCTCTCTCCATAATATCTTGAAGCTGTACTTTCCATACATCTACATAGTCTTTATGGACTATCGTATCAATTTGGTCATGTACAGTCATTACGAGTTTAACAGGTACACTATACTTATTAATATAGTTCCTGGTATAAATGAGTGCCAGTTTGGTCATATCGGCTGAAGAACCTTGTATCGGTGTGTTTTTAGAAGCGCGTTCTATGGTACCTGAAACAGTGGGGTCTTTACCAATAAATTTGTGGTCCTTAAAGAATCGTTTACGTTTGAAAGGGGGCATAGTCATGATATATCCATACTTTTTACCAAATTCTCCGAAATTCTCTAAAGCTTGTCTAATCTTAGGAAACGTATGAAAGTAAGTTTCAATAAGATTTCTAGCTTCTTGTACAGAGATTTCCATTCTATCTGATAAAGCGTATTCTGACATACCATAGGCTAAACCAAAGTTAATCGACTTAACACCAGTACGTAGTTTGCCGTGTTTAGGACAATTACACTTTTTCATTAAGAAATCTCCTTTAGAGTCTCTTTCATAAAAAGCACAATCATCTTCTGCGGCGTTCTCCCATTTAGGTCCAAATACTAATGCTGCACATACGGAGTGTAAATCTTTACCTTGTTCCAATGCTTTAAGCCAAACAGGGTCTTTAGATATCGTAGCTATAACACACAACTCTTGTGATGAGAAATCACTTGATACGAATACCCAATCAGGATCGCCTGATGTAAAGCAGTTTCTAAACGAATTGTCTGCTGGTATTTGTTGCATATTAGGTTGGCTGCTACTTACTCGACCTGTATTAAGTATTTGTCTAAAAGAAGTATGTATTCTACCGTCACTTTTAACATGCTCTAAAAAGCTAGGTCCATAAGAACCATACAGTTTAGAGAATTGTTTGTATTTAACATATTTACCTATGAGTGGCGGTTTATTTTCTAAGGTATGTAATATGTCTGCTCCAACAGATTCTAATTGTGGGTAATCTGTTTGGAATATTTTAAGTACTTGTCCAGGAGAGTCCCAGTTAATATTAATAAAGGATATAGTATCTTCATCAATAAAGAAGTCTAGTTGTTTTACACTGTCTTGAAACTTAAAATACTTTTGATTTTCTTCTATGATTTGATTAAGTGAGGCTTTTAAATCTGTAAGTTGTTCATTAGATTCATCTGCTTTACTTAACCATTTGTCTTTATTAATACCAATACCATTGTATTCGATATCAGCAAAGGCTAATACAACATTGTTTTCTAGATTTGCTGTAGTTAATAGGTTTTCTTTTTTTAAGATGTATAACTGCTTTTCATAAATTCTTAAAGGAACAGTTACATCCTTTGAAGCGTATAAGATTTGTGATAGTGTATAAGGACCGTTCCATCCGCCTACAAAATCTAATCTAACTACTTTAGGTAAATATTCTCCTAAATATCGGTCAGCGAGTACATCTAAACCTGAACGCATGTTTTTACCACAATTAATAACTTTGTCTACTAGCATGGTATCAAATACATGCTCTATAGTAATGTTAAAGTCATTACGTATCATTTTATAATCAAATGACACATTTTGTAGAACTTTAAGTATGCTTTTAGATTCTAAGATAGCTCTTAATGGTTCAATGCTATGATATCGAGTGTCGATTACGAATTGGTCTTGTATCGTACCTATTTGAAAAACAAGTACTTTATCATCTAGAAAATCTAGTCCTGTGGTTTCAGTATCTACACCTACTACTTTAGGTTGATGTGTATTGAACCAATCAATTACGTATTCTATGTTATTTATGTACTCAAACTCTTCACAGCCAATTGATAGCTTTTCGTTTGTGAGTACGTATATCATAGGCGCTCCATTATATTTTTATATTCATCTGGACCTTCTTCTATAAGTGATATAACATCCATAGTACTACGTGTAGAAGACTCTTGTAGAAGTTGAGCACGTTTTGCTTGAAAAGACCTAAATTGGTCTTCTGCTTTAGCTATAGCTTCGGTACATTTAAGGAGTTTATTTTCAGAGAAGTATATGGCTTTTTGAAGATGTTCATTTTCCATATCTTCCATCTTAATGAAAGTGTTATCTCCCATTCTCCATAGTGAAGCATTATTATCTTTATTCATACTTTTAAGTTTATAAGGGTACTATATATATTTTCAACAAAAGTCATTTATTAGTGATAAATTTATTATGATAAGTATCATATAAAAAATATATATAGCACCTTTAAAGGTTAGTTATTTAGAATTCATTTTCAAAAGAATCATCTTCAGCAATTGCTACTTTTTCAGCAACTTCTTCTATTTCTTCTTCTACTTCTTCTACTTTTACAATACCTGGTGCTGTAGGTATTACGGTTGGTCTTTCTAGAGTATGTCCTGCATTTTCAAATGCTTTTTGTACAATACTATCATAGCCATCATCTGTTTGAGATGCTTCTACAAATGTTGTGTAACGATTAACTTCTCTAGCACCATCTGGTGTTGTGATAGTGTAAGGAACTACTGTTTTAGATACAATTGTACCGTATACTGCTGTTCCAACAGGTACATTATACAAATAGTGTGGAGCATCATCCAAGTAAGACTGTTCGTAAGCAATTACATTGCTTCTCTTTGGTCTACCCACTGCGATAAATATCTCGCCTGTTACAGGATCTGTAACCTCTTGTGAATTTGATGACTCTACTTTTATTGCTTTGTAGGTTCTGTTGTTTTTGTCTGTTCTTGTTTCAGACACTGAAATAATTTTTACGAAGTTTGACATTTTGTTTAAGTATTAAATATTAATGAATAATGTTTATATTAATATCTTATACTTAATATAATTTTTTTTGTGTTATTACCATTGGGCGACACTTATAAGTGAACTCGTCGTTACTTAATAGTATTTTCGTCTTACAATGGTAAGAAAATGGAACAACATTAAAAAATTAAATTAGGTATAAGAAGTTATGTTAACAATTTATTAACATAACTAGACTGCAAATAATCCATAAGAAAGGTTAAGTAGAATAAAATCTTTGATTTCTTCAATCATATCCCTGTCTTGAAACATAAATGCTTCTTTTAATTGCAGTTTAAGGGTGTGGTAATTAGGTAAGTCATCTGTGATACGTTCATTTAATGACATGTATTCTGGTATTTCTGTTAAATCAATTACTAAGAAGCGCCCTTTGTTTATTTGGTCTTGGCGTAAACTCATTGAGTTTGATTTTAAATGATTTTTCATGTGATACGTTGTATTAAGATTAATAGATAGCCCTTGAAGGTGGTTATCAAGGGCATTAAAAGTTTAAATATTTGCGAGAGAGGCTTGTAAGCGTTGGTTCTTGATTACAATATGATTATTAACAGCTACTGACAAGTTTGCTATAACAGCTTGCATAGCATTATTACTTAATTTTAAAGGCATAGATTTATTTTTAGCACCCATATATTTAAGTGGCATGTGCATGGCTATAAGCTCTTCAATTTCATTATAACTGGTGTCGATATACTTATTTTCAATAGGTATATTAAGAAGATGTTGAGAGGTGAGTTCTGCATTTAAGTTCAGATTATCTATTTCTATAGCTGTTATGTGTTTGTTTAGCTTAGAGATGTAGAGATTAAGAACAATAACAATTACTAGACTAAGTGCTAAAAGCAGAATAGCTATTGTTAAGTAGTTTGTCATTGATAGTAAAGCAATTTTAGATAAGATGTTCATGATGTTAATTGTTTTAGATTAATTTGATTATTGTAATTTGTTTAATTCTTTATAATAATTAGCATGATAAGGTCTAGTAGTAAAAACTAAAATCTTATCGACTACTATTCTAGGCTTGCTAGTTTGCTCTAAAGTTTGTGTCATAAGTATGAGGGATTAAATGGATAGTTCTAACCCAGCAGACAGGTTATACTTTAATGGATTAGTTTCGTTGTACCAATACACAAGGTCTGCTCTGTGTATAAATTCATTACGTACTAGCATTCTTAATTTCTTAGATATAGGGTATGATAATTCTCCTATAAATGAATATGAACCAAGACCAGGTGTTTTAATAGTGCCTCCTCT